CAGAAAGTTGTGCCAATGAATACGAGAAAAAGTAAGCCCCAAAGGTCTTACAATTTGTCTGATATTTCAGACCGCAGAATAACTCAAGATACCTGCCGTACCTATGAAGTAGGTGTCTCTAAAGAAGGCAGTATGGTAGTAGGACACAGGTATAAATACTTTGACAAAGAAGGCAACCACCTTGCCAGCAAGTTTAGGAATGTGAAGCAAAAAGACTTTTGGTCTGAAGGCGATCTCTCTAGTTGTGGTTTGTTTGGACAAAATATTTTTAGTAATGGTAAGTACATTACCATATGTGAAGGTGAACTTGATGCAATGTCTGTTCACCAGATGTTTGATAACAAGTATGCCGCAGTCTCTATTAAAAATGGAGCAAAGTCTGCAGTTAAAAACTGTAGACAGTGGTTGGACTATCTCAATAAGTTCGATCATATACGTATTTGTTTTGATAACGACAAGGAAGGTAAGGCCGCATCCCAAGCGGTTGCCAAGTTGTTTGAACCAAACAAATGTTCGATTGTAAATCTTGAACTTAAAGATGCCAACGAATATCTAAAGACAGGCCAAACCAGAAAGTTTACAAGTGCATGGTGGGGAGCGCAAGTTTATACACCAGCAGGTATTGTCAACTTGGCTGATCTTGGCGACAGTCTTTACGATGAGAAGTATTTTGATACTTGTCCCTACCCTTGGAATAAACTTAACGAAAAGACATATGGTATGCGTACTGGAGAACTGGTTACTTTTACCAGTGGTGCTGGTATGGGTAAGTCAAGCATCATGCGTGAGCTTATGTACCACATCATGAACAACACCAATGATAACATTGGAGTTCTTGCACTGGAGGAGAGTGTCAGAAACACAGCGTTTAATATTATGAGTGTTGAGGCAGACGCTAGGTTATACATCAAGGAAATACGTGAACAATACTCCGCAGACCAGCTAAAGGATTGGCAAGAAAAGACAGTTGGAAGTGGTAGGTTTTTTGCATTCGATCACTTTGGTAGTATAGAAAACGATGAGATTCTTGATCGTGTCAGGTACATGGCAAAGGGTCTTGAATGCAAGTGGGTATTTCTTGATCACCTTTCTATTCTGGTATCAGGTCAGGAGGACAATGGTGATGAGCGTAAGTCGATTGATATTCTGATGACCAAGCTACGCTCTCTTGTAGAAGAAACAGGTATAGCTCTGCTATTGGTTAGTCACTTACGTAGACCAGCAGGTGACAGAGGACATGAGGATGGGCGTGAGGTATCTCTGTCACATCTACGTGGCTCTGCCAGCATTGCACACCTGTCTGATAGCGTCATTGCATTGGAGCGTAACCAGCAAGCAGACGATGACATAGAAGCGAACACTACAACCATACGTGTTCTCAAGAACAGGTACACAGGTGATACAGGTATTGCTTGCTACTTGCATTACGATGGAAAAACTGGTAGAATGACACAGGTAGATAATCCATTTATGGAGGATGACGAATGAGTGGCTGGATTGCAGAAAGAAATTTTAGAATAGAGGCTAAAAACAAAGGGTACTTGGTAACTAAATCAACTGATCAGGAGGATATGTTTAAACATATAGACTTCTTCTTAGAGAAAGACGGTAAAAATATTTCAGTAGATGTAAAGGCACGTAAGAAAGCAACGAGAGCTAGTTGGGATTTTGATGATGAGTACACATGGGTAGAGTTTCAAAACGTCAGAGGCCACAGAGGTTGGCTCTATGGTGACGCAAACTATATTGTGTTTGAAAGAAAAGATGATTACATATTTATAGACAGAGAAAGACTGCTAAAATTTTCACTTGATGCTGTGAATGATATATATGTGGACAGTCCAAGAGAAGCTATCTATAAAAAATACCAAAGGTATCAACGAGATGATGTAGTTAGCAGAATAAAATTAGATCACGCCTTAGAGAGTGAATACTTTAAGGGGAAACCCCCAATGATATGGAAAAAATCTAATGACGAAAGCGGTAGTTGATATAGAGACAGATAGTCTTGATGCTACAAAGATACATTGCATAGTTGCTAAACATTATTACAGCAATCAAGAGCGTTGCTGGATAGGTGATGAATGCAAAGACTTTGCAAACTGGAGTAAAGGAATTAGTGAGTTTGTCATGCACAATGGCATTAGCTTTGATGCCCCTGTTCTTAACAGACTTACTGGTTCAAATATAAAATTAAACCAGATAAGAGATACACTTATTGAGTCTCAACTTTATAACCCTATACGAGATAGTGGTCATTCATTAGAAGCGTGGGGTCAACGACTTAACTTTAGTAAAGGAGATTTCAATGAGTTTACTGAGTACAGTGACAAAATGCTTGAGTATTGTAAGCGTGATGTTGAATTAACAAAAAGGTTATCAGTAAAGCTTGAAGAAGAAGGTAAAATCTTTTCTTCACAGGCATATGATATAGAAAGGCAGATCAGATCAATCATTGACAAACAACAACAAAATGGTTTTGCTTTAAATATTAAAGAAGCTATGTTGTTACGGTCAGAATTGTTAGATGAACAATACAAACTTGAAAAACAAGCTGATGAAACATTCCCTCCCAAAGAAATACAATTAAAAACAAAAGTAAAGTATGTCCCATTTAATATAGCTAGTCGAAAACAAATTGCAGAAAGATTAATTGAAAAAGGATGGAAGCCTGATAAACATACTGAAAAAGGAAATATAATTGTTAGTGAAGAAGTTCTTTCAAAGATAAAAAATATACCTGAAGCAGAAATGTTTAGCCGTTACTTTCTTTTGCAAAAAAGAACTGGTCTTTTAAAATCTTGGATACAGGAGTGTCAAGAAGATGAACGTGTACGAGGTAAAGTATTGACCCTACGTACAGTTACTGGACGCATGGCACATCACAGTCCCAACATGGCACAGGTTCCAGCAGTTTACAGTCCTTATGGTAAAGAGTGTCGATCTCTGTGGACAGTATCTAATACTGATACACACAAGCTTGTAGGCACTGACGCTAGTGGTCTTGAGATAAGATGCTTGGCACACTACATGAATGATGCCACCTTCACCGACACTGTTCTTGGTGGTGATGTTCATACAGCTAATCAGAAAGCCGCAGGTTTAAAGACAAGAGATCAGGCAAAAACTTTTATCTACGCTTTTCTCTATGGTGCAGGGCCAGCAAAGATAGGTAATATTGTTGGAGGAGGTGCAGGTAAGGGACAAAAACTAATATCAAAGTTCTTATCTAATATGCCAGCTCTTAAAACTTTAAGAGAAAATGTTGAGGAAAGAGTTAAAGATCATGACACAATAAGAGGTCTTGATGGTAGAATGCTTCACGTAAGATCCTCTCATGCCGCCCTTAACACACTCATACAGGGAGCTGGAGCTATCATCTGCAAACAATGGCTTATAGAAATGGATAGACGTATAAATAAACTTGGTTTAGATGCAAGACTTGTAGCATCAGTACACGATGAGTATCAGTTTGAAGTAGCAAAGCCTGATGTTCCAAGGTTTACAAAGATAACAAAAGAATCTATGTATGCTACGCAACGCTTCTTTAAATTTAAATGTGATCTTGATTGTGATTACAAGGTGGGAAACACATGGGCAGAGACACATTAGAAGATCAACAGTTTGAATTATTTTCAAATGTAAAATCTATAGACAAATCAAGTGGTGTTAAAAAATGTTTAAGATGTGGTGAAGAAAAGCCTCTTAGTTCCTATGGTATCACACACCACAGAGCAGATGGAACAAGTAAAGAAAGAAACATATGTAAAGAATGTAATAAATCTCAAGGAGATATTGTTAAAAAGTTAAGAGAAACTATCCCACCTCCAGATGAAAATCATCAGTGTCCTATTTGTTTAAGAAATAAACAAGATTTAGAAAGTGATTACTCAACTGAGAACGCATATCAAAATATCGCAACAGCTTGGGTACTGGATCACGATCATGATAGTGGAGAATTTAGAGGATGGTTATGCAACCCATGCAACTCTGCATTAGGTTGGTTTCAAGATGACATAAACAAAATAAGGAGGGCTGTAAAATATTTAGAAAATGACTGTTGACACATCGAAAGAGATGTGATATAATGTATAGGTTGTTTAGTAGTAGGCAACAGCGGAATGATCCGCACTCATGGCTACAATGGTGTAGCGATTTTAAAGGAGAACAAAATGAACGATCCAATTTATCTTACTGGCAAGTGCCACTATGCTTCCCTCGTTGAACCAAACACTAAGTTTGATCCAGTGTGGACAATTCAAATCGAAGTGAACGATGAGAACCGTTCTGCAATAGAAGGAGCTAATCTTCCTATTACAAACAAGGGCGATGATCGTGGCGACTTTGTAATTATAAAACGTAAGGTCTTCCGAAAAGATGGAAGTGAGCGTCAAGCACCTATTGTAAAGGATTCTCAAAATAATCCTTGGAATAATAAGCTTATCGGTAATGGTAGTCTTGTAAATGTAAAGGCTATTCCTTACGAATGGAACTATGCTGGTAAGACAGGAATATCTGCTGACCTAGCGGCTGTACAGGTAGTTGACTTTATTGAGTACACGCCTTCAAGGGAAGACTTTGATCCTGTTGATGGAGGTTATGTAACCGACTCAGCAATTCCTACTCCTGCTTTTTCATAAACTATAAAGGAAGGGGGAGCATCAGTCCAAAGAGCTAGATTAAAAATCTCCTCTAGTTAAATTAAAATGTTGGGGCTGATGTTCCCCCTATTTATTATGAAACAAATTGAAACATTAGTTGAAGATATTTATAATTTATTTTCTCTTGATCCTATAGATATGGATGAGAAAGAAGTTGATAAACATATAAATACTTTTGGTGATATGTTAAAAATACATATCAAGGATTTTCTCTATGATACACCAAGAGATAGAGGAAATTTAAGATTGTCTGCTATTGGTAAACCAGATCGTCAGTTATGGTATGATGTTAATAAACCAATAGATGACATGGAATTAAAACCTTCTACAAGAATAAAGTTTTTGTATGGATATATTCTTGAAGAACTTCTTTTACTATGTGCTTCTATATCTGGTCATGAGGTTACAGATCAACAGAGAGAAGTTGAGGTCGAGGGAGTACTAGGCCATCAAGATTCTTTAATAGATGGAGTCTTGGTAGATTGTAAGTCAGCTTCTGGTGCTGGCTTTGTAAAATTTAAAACTAATACTGTAGCAGAGAATGACCCCTTTGGTTATATTGCACAGATATCCGCATATGCTCATGCAAACAATGCGGATCGTGCGGCTTTCCTTGCTATAGATAAATCAACAGGAGAGATATGTCTTTCCCCTGTTCATAAAATGGATATGATAAATGCAGAACAAAGAATACGCCATCTTAAAACAGTGGTTTCTAACGATAGTTTACCTGATAAGTGTTATTCCTCTGTACCTGATGGTAAGTCTGGTAACTATAAGCTTCCTGTTGGTTGTGTTTATTGTGGACACAAGAGGGATTGTTGGTCTGATAGTAACAACGGTAAAGGGTTGCGTGTATTCAAATATGCAAGGGGCAAAAGATTCCTTACAGATGTTCGTAAAGAACCAGAGGTCGAAGAAGTAGTTAATTGGTAATGCATTGGAAGTACCATAAGAAACTAGATCCTAAAAACCAGTTTGGTTTTGTTTATATAATAACACACAAGAAAACAAAGAAAGCATATATTGGGTGTAAACAATATTATATAAAGCGTAAAGGCAAAGAAGTTGAATCTAACTGGAAAATATATACAGGATCAAATAAATATTTAAATGAAGAAATAAAAAAGATCGGTAAAAAGAATTATCATTTTAAAGTAATCGGAGAGTACAAGAATAAAAGAAGTTTAAAGTATTATGAGTGTTACTATCAAATGATAAACCATGTTTTAACGTCTACGTTGGAGGGAACAGACGAACCAGCTTTCTACAATAACTATGTAGGTGGTAAGTTTTATAGACCTGTTCAGGAACCAGTTGACGAATGACCTAGAGATAGACTCTTTATATGATGCAACACAAAAAGACCCTTGCAAAAGTCTTTTTT